CCGCGGCGATTGCTTTTGTGTGGCCACCCTCCGCCAGCCGTGAACTGAATACCGGCCCGGTACGTGTGGCCAGCCGTAAAATCCGCCGCCGCAGCCCCTTAACCCGAGGATACTGATATGGCCAAACCCCACTTCAAACTCAAAACCGTCAACGGCGCGGTTACCCTCAAACCCGCCGACCTGTCCGCCCACCTCGCCGTTGCCCAACGCTTTTGGGGCATCGGCGGCTTCGGCGGCTATCTGCCCAATCCCGACCCCGTGTTGAAAAAGCTCGGGCGCGACATCTCGGTTTACCGCGAGCTGCTGTCCGACCCGATTGTCGCCGGCCATGTGCGCCGCCGCAAATCGGCGGTGGCCGGTATGGAGTGGCGCATCGAAGCCAACGGTGCGCCTGATACGGTTTGCGACACCATTGCCGAGCTATTTTCCGGTTTTGACCTGTACCGCCTGATCAACCAAATCCTAGATGCCACCCTGTACGGCTATCAGCCCTTGGAAATCATCTGGCAGCGGGGCAGCCTGTGGCTGCCGTCCGAAATCGTGGCCAAGCCGCAGGAGTGGTTTCAGTTTGACCAAGACGGGCAGCTGCGCTTCCGCCTTTCAGGCAGCCTGAACGACGAACCGGTACCAGCCTTCAAATTCCTGTGTCCGACCCACAATGCCAGCTACATCAACCCATACGGTATCGGCGATTTGTCCTGCATCTACTGGCCGACCATCTTCAAGCGCGGCGGCCTGAAATTCTGGGCGGAGTTCTCGGAGAAGTTCGGCGCACCGTGGATCATCGGCCGCGAGCCGCGCAGCAATACCGACCAAGACACCGACCGCCTACTGGATGCTTTGGAGCAGCTAATCGGCAACTCGGTGGCCACCATCCCTGATGACAGCAGCGTCGAAATCAAAGAGGCGGCGGGTAAACAGGGCAGTGCCGATGTGTACGACCGCTTTATCCGCTACTGCCGCTCCGAGATTGCGATTGCCTTGCTCGGCCAAGACCAGACCACCGAGAAAGACAGCACCCACGCCAGCGCCACCGCCGGATTGGAGGTAACCAAGGATATTCGGGACAACGACTGCCGCATCGTCGAAGGCTGCCTGAACCGGCTCATCGACTGGATCTGCGGTTTCAACTTTGCCGCCGACACCCCGCGCCCGCAGTTCGTGCTATATACCGAAGAAGCAGGCGACAAGACCTTGGCCGAACGCGACCAAATCCTGACCGGCTGCGGTGTCCGATTATCCGAAAGCTACTGGAAACGCGCCTACAACCTGAGCGACGACGATATTGTTCAGGTAGCCTCTCCGCCAAATGCGACGCCGGCGTCACCTTTGGCCGACTTCGCCGAACACCGGCCGGCTGCCGATGCCGGCTTGGTCATCGACACCCTCGCCCCGCTTTCAGGTAGCCTCAACGCACAGGGGCAGGCGCTGACTGATGCGCTGGTCGGCAGCCTGAAACAGGGGGCGGCTACGCCCGAAGCGGTGCTGGACAGGCTGACCGCCGCTTATCCGAATATAGATGATGCTGCGCTTCAAGAGGAATTGGCACGCTTAATCTTTCTGGCCGAACTGGTCGGCAGGGTGGAAGCCGCTGGGGAGCTGGCCGAATGAACCCCGAAGACATTAAAACTATCTTCGGCATGCAGCCCGAAGCCGCCGTGGCCTATCTGCAGCAGAAAGGCATCAATGTATCGTGGGACTGGCAGGACATGCTGGACGATGCGCACGCCACCGCCTTCACCGTAGCCAAAACCGCCGGCATGGATGTGGTCGGCGATATCTATGCCGCCGTGGTCAAAGCCGCCGAAAGCGGGCAGACCTTGGAACAATTCAGCGAGCAGCTGACACCGGTATTGCAGGCCAAAGGTTGGTGGGGCAAACAAGACCTGCCGCACCCGGACACGGGCGAAATTCAAACCGTGCGCCTAGGCAGCCCGCACCGCCTGAAAACCATCTACCTGACCAATATGCAGTCGGCCTATATGGCCGGGCGTTATGCTGATATGATGGATGCCGTGGATACTCACCCATACTGGGAATACGTGGCAGTCAACGACGAGCGCACCCGCGAGACCCACCGCCTGCTGCACGGCAGCGTTTATGCCGCTGACGACCCAGTGTGGGACAGCCTGTATCCGCCCTTGGACTACCGCTGCCGCTGCCGGGTTCGACCCTTATCGCGCAGCCGTGGGGCAGACCGGGTAAAACCCAGCCCGCAGCTGGAAACCCAAACCGTGGACATCGGTGTCAACCAATATACCGGCGAAGAACGCCATGCCCGGCGCACCGGCATCCGCATCAACGGCAAATTCGTCGCCCCCAATGCCGGCTTCAATGCCAACCAAGGCAAAGCCATGCTCTCGCGCATGGCTTCGGTGGCGGTGGATAAGGCGCAGGCCGCCCATCCCGATATTGCCCGTGTGGCGCTGCGGCAGATGATGGGCAACGAGCGTTTCAAATCCTCGCTCAATGCCGCCCAGCTAGCTTGGGTGCTTCAACTGTTGAGAGGTTGATATGTTTGAAATCAGCTTAGACGCTTCCAGCCTCGAACATGGGCTTGGGCAACTATTAAAAAATGCCACTCACCCGCGCCCGATGATGAAGGCCATTGCCGCCGAGTTACTCAGTATCACTGAAGACAACTTCGAATCCGAAAGCTGGGGCGGTCAAAAATGGCCGGCCAATGCGCGCGGCGGCAAAATCCTGCAAAAGAGCGGACAGTTGGCCGCCAGCATTCACACCGTCTCCGGCAGCAACTTCGCCCGCATCGGCACCAACAAACCCTATGCCGCCATCCACCAGTTCGGCGGCACGGTCAAAGCCAAAAACAAACCCTATCTGGTATTCAAAGTCGGCGACGGCTTCCGCAGGGTCAAACAAGTCAAAATCCCGGCACGCCCCTACCTGCCGATGAGCAAAGGCGGTACACTTCAAGCCGGCGCCGAATCCCGCCTGTTGGATGTCGCCCTCGATGCCTTGGCAAAAGGTGTCCGCAAATAAAAAAGCGGGCAACTTCGCCCGCTCCGTTTTGTTGCACCCAGTGCAACGTTGTTACAAATTTCCCATCCCCCATCATCCATCCTCATCCAACTTAATCCCATTTATCTCACAGACCCCTTATATTTATCTCACTGGGTTTCAGGATTGTTCCGATAGGTCGTCTGAAAAACAGAAAAGGGAATGTTGAAGACAAAATCATTCATGCCCGATTGAGCATATAGCACGATTTTGGGGACAGTTTGATTTTGGCGAAACTCATTACGCTCGTTTTCAGACGACATTTTGGCACTATCCTTACGTTTATTGGCAATATTGCCTATTTTAGCCGATACACCTGCTGCTTAAAATACGCTCCATGATTTTTTAAGGAGCAACATCATGAAATCCAAGCAATTTATTCTTGCCACTGTTTTGGGCGCGACAGCCTTTTCCGCTTGGGCAGACGATTCATACCAACATATCCGTAACGCTACCGCCAAAGTCGAATATGCGGGGCAGACGTTTTTGATTGACCCGTTTTTCGCCCCCAAGCATTCCATGAACGGCTTTGCTGGCACGTTCAATAACCAAGCCAAAATGCCGCTGGTCGGGCTACCGATGAGCGTGAATAAAATTTTGGACGGTGTGGATGCAGTTATCGTTACCCATACTCACGAAGACCATTGGGACGAAACCGCCGCACGTTCCATTCCGAAAAACCTGCCCGTATATGTGCAGCACCAAGCCGACGCGGCAAAAATCCGCAGCCAAGGCTTTACTGATGTACGCGTGTTGAACGGCAGCGCTGTCTTCAACGGCGTAACCATCAGCAAAACCGGCGGCGTACACGGTACAGAAGCCATGTATGCCAACCCGCAGCTAGCCGAAATCTTAGGTGATGCAATGGGTGTGGTATTCCAAAGCAACGGACATAAAACCGCTTATATTATGGGTGATACTGTGTGGACGGCAGATGTAAACAAAGCATTGAACCGCTACAAACCCGATTATCTGATTATGAACACGGGCTACGCGCTGATTTCAGGCATTTCAGACGGCATTATTATGGGGACGGCTGATGTATTAAAAGCCAGCCAAGTCATGCCTAAAGCCAAAATCATCACCGTACACATGGATACCGTGAATCATACCGCCGTCAGCCGCGCCGATATGCGTAAATTTATACGCGGTCAAGGCATTGAAAGCCGTGTGAACGTTCCGGAAGACGGAGAAATCCTGAAACTGGATTGATAAACGACACATTACCCTAAGCAGCCTGCACCTTGTTTTCAAAGTGCAGGCTGCCTTTCGGCTTAAAGCACCTTGGTTAATTGCGCCAGCCCTTGGGTGGTATCCGTAAGTTCCACAAAGTGGGCGCATTGCCAAATTTTGGCCCGCTTGGCCTGTGCCGCCGACGGCATCACCCAAGGTGCGTAAACCCGAAACGCGCGTTTTCCCCCTATGGATTTCTCAGAAAAAATATCTTTTTCGGCCAGCAGCCGGCATGGGAAAACGAACACGCCGAAGCGCGGATGTTCGTCTGCCAAGACAATCACCTTATCAATGCCGTCGTCGCGGTCAAACGGCGCGATTTCGCCGGACATTGCCGGGCGTTTCCAAAGCACGACAAATTGGCCGATTTTTTTGGGCGTGTGTTTGGCCTGACGAAACAAACAGGTTTGTCCGTCCATTTCAAAACGAACCGCGCCGTATTCGGCGCTTTCTTTTTCCCGTTCGATGTTTGCAGTGGTTTTGCCAAAAGGCTTTAAGAATTGTTCCTGAAACAGGTTGAACGAATCGGGCAGGCTGCCCTGCGATGGGTCGGCATACCAAGATGCGCCCGTTGGGTTGTTCGGTGTCATGTTCATCTCTTTGAAAATTAGGGGATTGGGCAGCCTTCTTTCAGGCAGCCTGAAAAGGGGGATGGGCTACCTGAAAAGCGCGTGCGTTCCGCGCCCATCCTGC